GTCCCTCAGCGCTGGTACGACGCCATCGTGGCGGGACTTGCGGCGCGGCTCGGCCGTGAACTGATCCAGGTCGACGCAGCGATCATCCCCCAACTCGATTCGGATGCTGCGGTTGCGATGAACTACGCTCAGCAGGAAGAACGGGACGATTCGCCCACACGTTGGGCTCCGAATTTGTCCCCCTATACGGCGTAAAACGATGCCCATTTTCCTCGACACATCAGGTAATTCGAGCTTGGCGATCGCGATTTGCGGTCGTTGCTCCAAGAAGTACCCCATCGGGAAACTTCGTTCCGATGGAAACAGCAGTGGGCTCATGGTGTGTGATGAGGGTTGCTGGGATTCTCTGGACCCGTGGCGGCTCGCCGCGCGCGGCCCTGACCAGATCGCCCTGCGGTTCGCCCGTCCCGACACCCCCCTGAGCCCCGGCACACCCTACGTGCCGCCGACGTCATGACCTGTTTCACCCATCCGTGCCGTGCTCCGTGCGGATCGCAGTGGTCTCTGGGCGGTCTCTCCCCGCCCGGGGGCCGCTGCGTTAACTCCTAGAGGAGAGACCAAGTGACAAACGACGACCTCGCGAACGCCTTCAAGGCGCTGTTCGACGAGGCCCACGCCAAGGCGGAAGCGCTTCCCGACGGCCCGTTCAAGCGACGCACGATCGAGCGGCTGAACGTCGCTCACGAGATCATGGAACGTCTGCGCAAGCACGCCGCTCAAGAGGGGGAAATCTCCATCGAGAGTGGCGGAGACCCAGATAAGCCGGAGTGACGATCGGTGTCTGCTCTGCACATCATCTTCCCACTCGCCGCTGTGGCCCCTGTCGTGATCAACGCCGTAGCGACACGGTACGACAAGCGCTACAGCGACGCTTTGTCCATGTCCATCATGATCCTGACGATCTGGGGCGCGCAGCGCATCCTGGCCTCGCATCTGCCGATTCCTGACCGGCAGAGCCTTAACCCGATGTTCGACCTGATGGCGGGGCTGGCGGTGCTCGGCTGCTGGCTAAATCACAGGAGCGCGTGGGCGATCATCCTCGCCAACCTCTACGCTGTCCAGTGTGTCCTCGCCGCCAACTTCTGGTGGAAGTGGGAGGTGGTTGGTCTCCACCTCGGCTATGGGGACTACGTAGTGGCGAACAATGTGCTATGGCTACTTCAACTTGTATGCGTATCGAGCGCAGGGGGGTGGAGTGTGGCACGTCGTACTATCGACCACCTGCGCAGTGGTGCTCATCGGAGCCATCCTGTGGGTCTTGCGACGTGACCGAAGGGGACGTGACCGCGCACATCGCCGATCTGCAGGCGAGGGTGAATGAGCTTGAGAAACTCCCGCCGCGCGTCGCCGGGATTGAAAAGGCCATGTGGGGCACCGGGGGTGTCGTGGCCACGATCGGCTTCCTGTTCGGCCTGATGTCCGACTGGATCAAGGCGAAGTTCGGTGGTTAAGGAATCGTGGCAATCTCTGATCTGGAACGCCCCCGGTCGGATGTGGGCGGGGATGCTGCGCGCTGCGCCGATCACGGTGTGGCAGCGGTTCGGCGGCGCGGTCATGGTTACCGCCGGGGTTGCGTGGCTCATCGCGATCGTGTGGCTCGGGCCGTGGTCGGGTAGAGTTGAGGCCGCTCGACTGGACTGGTTGGGCCTGTTCTGCGTTATGCTGATTGTGGCCCTGATTGTCTGCATCGTCGCGCTGTTCGACTTCCGGCTCAACTTCAAGGCCAGCCGCACGGGCATTGAGGCCAACATGCAGGGTGATGACGATCACCCCATCGCCACGGTCACAACCACGACGACCGTTGAGGAAGGAAAGAAATGAGTTACGCACTCGGAGCACGGTCGTTAGCTCGACTGGAAGGCGTACACCCCGATCTGGTCCGTGTGGTCAAGCGCGCGATCGAGATCACCACGCAGGACTTCATGGTGACGGAGGGCCTGCGGACGCTGGCGCGGCAGAAGGACCTCTACGCACAGGGTCGCACCAAGCCCGGCCCGGTGGTCACCTGGACGCTGAAGTCCAAACATATCGACGGACTTGCAGTCGACCTCGTGCCGTTCAACGACGGGAAACCTGACTGGACGGCAGGCAAGAACTTCGACGAGATCGCCAAGGCGATGCACGACGCGGCCGAAGAACTCGGTGTGCAGATCACATGGGGGGCTGATTGGGACCGCGACGGTAACCCGCGCGAGCGAGGTGAGTCAGACAGCCCTCACTTCCAGTTGTTCCGATGACCCCTCTCCGCTTGGCGCTTGGCGGCGCAGCCGCACTGGTCCTCATCCTCGTCATCGGGATCGTGCTGTGGAACTTCGACCCCTTCGGTCGCCGCAAGAACGCTGAGCAGAGGGCGGAGAACGCCACGGCGCAGGCGGCCACCAGCGAGGTCGTCGCCAAGGCTACCGACACCCATCACACCGAGACGATCGTCATCCGAGAAAGGGCCGACCGTGCCATCCAGACCGTCGACCGCGCCCCGGGCGCGGATGATCCAATCGACCTTGATCGTCGTGCTACCCTGTGCGCTGCTCTTGCAAGCGTGCGGAACAGTGTCGTCTGTGAGACCGACGGTGACGATCCCGGAAACTCTGAGAGCCCCGTGCAAGGGTCCGAAGACGCCCCTTAGAACCCAGCGGGACGACGACCGATACAAAATCGGGATGGAGGCCGCGTTGGCGAAGTGCTCTGATCGGGGCGACAAGCTCGTGGAGATCATCGACGAGACGAATCCAAAGCGGAAGAAGCGCTTCGGGCTGTTCTGACGTGTTAAGGAAAGGCTGTGTTTCTTTACACGTCGCCCTTTATGTGTAAAGAAAGGTAGCGCTGCGGAGTAGCGCACCATCCCCGTCGGTTTACCGCCGGACCCCGACTACTCCCGGGTTTTCGGGTAAGTTACTCCGCAGCATTCATCTGCTAAGCCTGTAGGCAGGTGTCACACATCTCCCGCGAGGGACGCGAGACGGGGACGAAATTCGGCTTCATGCCGTGTGTGGGGCAACCCTCCTATATCCCCGTCTCAGCATTCTAGCCTCGCCACCAACACTCGTGCTACACTCCTAGATAACGCATCGAGGCTCGTCTGAAGGGCTGCGGCGTCAATCCCACCGGATGACCCTGCATGGCCACAACCACCACCTTCACGACGCTTAAGGACGACGTCCGACGCTACCTCGAACGGGGCGCGACGTTCGCCACCGATCCGACCGTCTATGAGCAGCTACCCCGCCTGATCAACCTCGCTGAGCGGCGCATCGCTCGCGAGCTCAAGGTCCAGGGTTTCATCAACGTCGTGACCGGAAACTTCGTCGCCGGTCAGTCGGTCTACGCAAAGCCGGATCGCTGGCGCGAGACCGTGTCGATCAACGCAGGCAGCGGCTCTGCGCCGTACAACACCCGCAACTCGCTGTTCACCCGGTCCTACGAGTATTGCCGCGCCTACTGGCCCGACTCGACCCAGACCGGTGCGCCTGCGTACTACGCCGACTACGACTACAACCACTGGCTCATCGTCCCGACGCCTGACGTCGCGTACCCGTACGAGGTGCTGTTCTACCAGCTTCCGGTGCTGCTGGACGAGGAGAACCAGACCAACTGGCTCACCGAGGAGGCTCCGCAACTCCTGCTGTACGCCGTGCTGCTCGAAGCCACGCCGTTCCTGAAGAACGACGACCGCATCCCGGTCTGGCAGCAGATGTACGACCGCGCGGCGTCCATGCTCAACGGCGAAGACCTCGCCAAAATCCTCGACCGCAGTGCGGTCAGAAAAGAGGCGTAGGTTATGACCTCATACACCCAGGTCTTCGGCGGCAATACGATCTACCCGTCCGATCCGTCGTACCTCGCGCTGGCGCTGACGGCCAACACGACCCTCCAGTGGCCGATGGAGGCGGCAACCGGCGATAACATCGTCGCGCGGATCATCGACGTCACCCCGACCGGCGCCTACGACATCACGATGCCTCCGGCCGACGAGACGTCGCCGGGGCAGGTGGTCACGTTCAAGAACCTCGGCGCCAGCACGATCAACGTGCTCGACAACAGCGGTGGAACGCTGCTGACCATCACTGACGGTCAGACGTGGACGCTCTACCTCAAGACCAACACGACCGCAGCCGGGACGTGGGATTCGTTCCAGGCAGGCTCGGTCACTTCTCAGGCGCAAGCCTCGGCCCTCGCCGGGTTCGGTATCGTGGCGCAGGCGGGACTGCTGTCCCAGTCCGCCCCGGTGACCCTGTTCAACGCCGACTACACCGCAGGCGTCTCTGACCGGGCGAAGACGTTCGTGTGGGACGATACGGGCAGTGGCACCCTTACCCTCACGGCTGCTGCAACTCTCGGCGCGAACTGGTTCGTCTCGGTGCGCAACAGCGGCGGCGGCAACTTCACCGTCGACCCGTCGGGCAGCGACCTGATCAACGGCGTCTCGTCACTGGTCCTGCGCCCCGACGACAGCGC